GGAACGATACGACCTATCTGATGGTGGACTTCAGGGTGGTTGTGTACGCCTAACCCTTGAGAGGGTGTGCGGTTGGGGTGTAGTGTTGGGGTTTGTAATCCAACCCCTCTAGTGCCGGAAGGCAGGAGTCACCAACAATGGCAAAGCAAGTTCTGACGAATGTCAATGTCACTTTCGGCACCGCTGCAACTGACATTTCCTCATACGTCGCAGCAGTCACCCTCAACCTGACGGCTGCGGAAATCGCAACCACGAACTTCGGTTCGTCGGGTGCAGTCACCCGCATCCAAGGCCTGAAGGATCACTCGGTCACGATCGATCTCCACCAGGACTACCCGACCATCGAAAAGTTGTTCTACGACGCATTCGCCGCAGGCACCCCTGTTGCGATGACCGTCAAGCCGAACGGCACCGCCGCTGCTGGTTCCAGCAACCCGCAGTATGCATTCAATGTGTTGCCCGTTTCGTGGACACCCGTGGCAGGTGCCGTGGGTGAGTTGGCCACCGCCAGTATCACCTGGCCAATCGACGGCAACGTCACCAAGACCGGCACCGGCGCATAACTTTCATCACAACCCTTACCTGCGGAGGTAACAAATGAAACTGCCACTTGAAGTGGTCAGCGCATCCGACGGCTCAACCAGAATCGTCATCGCCACATTCCCAGACTTCATCGCCTACGAGCAGAAGTTCAGCAAGAGTGTCGCGAAGTTTGAGGATGGTTTGTCGCTCACCGATCTCGCGTTCCTTGCTTGGCATGCTGAGCATCGCACCAAGAAGACAGGGTTGGACTTCGACTCCTGGTGCAACGAGCAAGAGGCGATGACTTTGGGAGATGCTGCGCAAGCCGTGATCGCCCCTTTGGAGAGCAGTCAGCCCATTGGCTGATCGCATATCTGTCTTGCGAGACAGGTATCGCTCCGTCGGTGTTGCTGGCTGAATCACCCAGAATGCTGTACACGATGGTCGGCTATCTCCGATGGAGAGCCGTCCACCTCAACAGGTAGTCTCGCCTTATGGCATTTCAAGGCGTCCCACTCGGACGCGCTTCCTACGTTTCAATCAAGCCTGAGTCAGGCAAACCTGCCGTCCTCATCGACGGCCTCGCCGACTTCCTTCGCAAAGCAGCCAAGATGGACGACCGGTTCAACTCGCACATGCGAGAAGCCTCCCGAATGGTGGCACAGCAGATCATTGACGAAGCCAAGATGGAGGCATCAACGGTCACTAGGAATCGTCAAGCCATTGAGGTCATGAGGGGAATGAAGGCCTACAACGACCGAATCCCTGCCGTCAAACTTTCAAGCTCATCTAATTTCGTGTCCCTGTCTCGACCCAACAGGGATCGCACCAAGAACGGTGGGAAGAAGGTGACTCGGGGTGACGTGTTCTTCGGTGCCGAGTTCGGTGGGCAGGCTCGACCCAGCACCCGCCAGTTCTTGAGACATCGAGGCAGATCGGGCTACTTCTTCTGGCCTACCGTTCGCAAGATGAAGGACAAGATCGCCCAGGACTATCTGGCTGCAATAGATAGAGTTCTCAAGACCCTCGCTGAATAGTTGACTTTTCCTGCCGGTTGGCTAGGGTGGGGGTGAGGAGGGGTGGGTATGGCGGTTTGGTTTAGTTCGGTGAAGGCGGTTCAGCCTCAGCCGTTGGCGTCTTCGTGGTCGCAGCTCAAAGAGTTGCTGATGTTCCATGAGGAGAATGAGGTGAAGTCGGCTGGGGCGTTGTGGTCGCCTGTCACCTATTACGAGAACACGACTCGCGGGAACAGGAATGTTCGGTTTGTGGAGTCGCTGGTGGTGGACTTGGATGGTTCGTCGTTTGAGTCGGCTCGGCTGGATGGGTTGGAATGGTTCGCGTATTCGACTTATTCGCATCGGTTGGATGATCCGCACTATCACCTGGTTCTGCCGTTGGCTGAGCGTGTGCCTGCTGGGTTGTGGCGGGCGGTGTGGTTGGAGATGGTTGAGCGTCTCAATCTTCCTGCCGACCCACAGACGAAAGACCCTGCTCGTTTGTTCTATCTGCCTCAACATGCGCCGAACGCACCGTTTGAATTTCATGAGGGTTCGGGTGTTCTGCTCGATACGTCGTTCGATTGGGATGAGATTCATTCGTCTCAGCCTGTGGTGCGTCAGGCTAGGAATCCTCGTCGGGTTCGGGCTGGTGCGGAAATGCTGTCGGAGGGTTGGTGGGCTTCTGCTGATGTGTCGTGTTGGGCTGGGTTGGAGGGTAAGGAGTTGTATCGGGTGATGCTTGCTGAGTGGGAAAGTCTGTATTCGCAGTTGAAGTAGAATCGGCGCGTGGCTGGTGCGCGTACATTCGTTGTTCGGTTCGTCTCTGATACCGACAAGGCTCTCGATGGGTTCAAGAAGCTCAACAACGGGCTGGCTGGCATTGGCAACAACGGAACGGTCGTCAGCCGTTCGTTCAAGGATATGTTCACGGGGGCTGCGGTTGCGACGGCTGGAGTGTCGGCTGCGCTTGTTGGAGTTGTTGGTGTTTTGTATAAGGCGGCGCAGGCTGCGGCTGAGGATCAGAAAAGTCAGGCATTGTTGGCGGATCAGTTGCAGAAGACGGTTGGTGCTTCAGATCAGTTGATTGCTTCGACTGAGCGGCTGATTGCACAGCAGCAGGCGTTGACCGGCATCTCGGATACCGACCTCCGTGACGCTCTTTCAACGCTTGTTCGAGGTACGGGCAATTTGACGTTGTCGATGAACTTGCTGACGACTGCGATGGACATTAGCACGGCGACCGGCAAGGACTTGAACAGCGTCAGCATCGCTCTTGCTAAGGGTGCGAACGGTCAGTTCACCGCACTCACCAGGCTCGGCATCCCGATTGATGAAAACACGAAAAAGTCAAAGGATTTCAACCAAGTTCTTCGGGATTTGAATAGTCAGTTTGGTGGTGCTGCGAAGACTGCGGCCAGCACGTTTGAGGGGCAGTTGCGGATTCTGCGTGGTCAGTTCGGTGAGATTGTTGAGACTCTTGGGGCTGCCTTGTTGCCGTATTTGCAGCAGTTCTCTGAGTTCATTGTGGAGAATGTTGTGCCTGCGGTTGAGCGTATCACGACGGTCATCGGCGAGAAGGGGTTGGTTGCTGGTTTCCAACAGTTGATATATGAACTTGGTGATGGCGCACCGAAAGTAATAAGTGTCTTCAAGGGAATCGCTGTTGGCGTTGCATATTTTGTGAATGTTATTGCCAAGGCGTTTCTGATTGCGAGAGCGCAACTACAACTCTGGAAGCTTGATTACAGCGGGGCACTTGAGTCTTTCAAGCAAGCCTCAGAGGATTTCATTGATATTGAGAAGCTTCGTTCAGCGTTTGATTCGATTGCTGTTGGAGTCAATCATTATCAGCGAGAACTTGTCACAGCCGATCGAGCGGAACGCGAGTTCAATGCGACGGGTGATGCAACTGCCGACATCTTCGGTGAGGGTGGTGGTGGCGGTAAGGGTGGTGTGGCTAAGACGGTCAAGACTGCGGCTGAGAAGTTGAAGATGTTGACCGAGGCTATCGACAAGTCGACCGCTGCGTCGAAGCGGTTGAAGTCGGCTGGGGAGTCTGTGGCTGATTCGCAGAAGTCGTTGGCTGATGCGACTTCGGAGCGTGAGAAGGCGCAGGCTGCGTTCAATCAGGCGGTGGCTGGGTATGGTGCGGATTCGCAGCAGGCTAAGGATGCTCAACGGAAATTGGATGCGGCTCAGCGTGATGTGGCTCGTTCTGGGTTCAGGGTTGAGCAGGCTGTGTTTGCGGTGAAGGATGCGGAGAAGGAGTTGGCTGAGGTTCGCAAAGACCCTGAATCGACTCCGCAGGCTATTCGTGAGGCTGAGATTCGTTTGGCGGAGGCGAAGTTGGCTGTGGTTGATGCGACTGATGCTCAGTATGAGGCGACGAAGGATTTGGGTGAGGCTCAACGGTTCTTGAATGAGCAGGTGTCGGGGGCGATTCCTGGGTCGCAGGTGTATGAGGAGTTGGCTTCTGATTTGGCTGATGCGAAGGAACGTGAGGCCGATATGACGAGGCGTGTGGCTGAGGCTATTGATGCTCAGCGTGAGGCGTTGGATGCGTACAATGAGTCGCTTCGTGTGCAGTTGGATTTGGCTAAGCAGTTCCCGAAGGTATCGGCTGGTGTGCCGAACCCGTTTGCGTCTGAACTTGCTTCAATCCAGCAAACTCAGAATGCTCCCCGTGCCGGTATTGTCGCAGCACCAACGGTTGCGGTGACGGTGAATGCTGGGTTGGGTGCGTCGGGTCAGGAGGTTGGGGCTGAGATCGCTGAGTATTTGCGTCAGTACGCTACGGTGTCTGGGGTTCAGTTCTCGAATGGTTCGACCGGCGCATTGTTCGGAAGGTAGCCGATGGCCAAGACGCTGAATTGGGGGGAAACATTCAAGGTGCTTCTCGATGTCGGCTTCCTTGCCGACGCGTTCACACTTGACTCCTCACTCCTTGACGGCACCGATGTTCTGGACGGCTCAACCGACTTCGTAGACATCACCGAATACGTCCAATCCATCAACATCAACCGAGGCCGAACCAGCCAACTCGACACCTTCAACCCAGGCACCCTCTCCATCGTCGCCGACGACCGAGCATCAGGACGCCAATTCGATCCCCTCAACACCGCATCCCCCTGGTACGAAGGCGACCTCGGCATCGCACCACGCCGAGCAGTCGAAGTGTACGGAGGCTCAGCCGGAACCGCCGCCCTCTACAAAGGCTACGTCTACGACCTCAACATCGAATACGACGAACCAAACCTGTCCACCGCCACCATCCTCGCAGTCGACGCCCTCGCCCAACTCGGACAAACCAACCTCAACGCCTTCAACCCATCCAGCCAACTCACCTCAGCCCGCGTCTCCGCCATCCTCGACCGCAGCGAAGTCGCCTGGTCAACCGCACTCCGCGACATTGACACAGGCGTCGCGACCTGCGGCACCGTCGCATACGAAGACCAAACCAATGTTCTGCAAGCCTTGCAAGCCGTACAGCTCGCAGAGAACGGCAGACTGTTCGCAAACCGTCTCGGCGAAGTCGAGTTTGATGCCCGCATCACCAGCACCTTCGCCACAGCAGTCGCCAACCTCGGAGGCACCGCCATCACCTCCATCCCCATCCAAGCCCTCTCCAACGTGTACGGTGCCGAAACCGTTCTCAACCGAGTCTCCGTTCAAATCTCTGGTGGTACCGCATCCAGCGTCGCATCCGGCACCGCATCACAATCAGAGTACGGAATCAAAAACTTCTCCCTCACCGACATCCCACTCGTCGACAACACAGCAGGCTCAGCCCTCGCCTCATCCCTCCTCAACACCTATCAGAACCCTGAGGTTCGATTCGATGAGGCGAGCATTCTCGTCAACCCGTTGAGTGATGCACAGATTGAGACGATGGCCGCACTTGAGATCGGTGATGTGCTGACCGTCACCAAGAACTTCACGACCGGAAGCCCAACCAGCATCACCAAGAACGTTGTCATCGAAGGCATCCAGCATGTCGTAACCCCATCGCGCCACGACGTTCGACTGCGCCTCGGCCAGATCGATGTCCTCACCCCGTTCATCCTTGATACCTCTACGCTTGACGATGCAACCGTCGGCTTAGGCTAAGATGTCAACATGCCAAACGTAACAAGCGTCTGGGACTTCAGTCCAGGAGAAACCCTAACAGCAGCCAAACTTGATGACGTGAACTGCGGTATTCATGTTTTTAGCGGTACTGCGACTCGTGACGCAGCTTACGGTGGATCAGGGGAACGCACCCTTGCTGAGGGCGAGTTTGCGTATCTGGCCGATTCCAACACGACCCAGTATTACGACGGTTCGGCTTGGCAGACTGTTGGATCAAGTGGTCTCGTTTGTGTGAAAGCTGAAACTTCGTTCAGCGCATCCTCAAGCGTTACTGTTGACAACGTATTCACTAGCAGTTACACGAATTACATTGTGGATATCAACTACACGACCTCAAGCACAGGTGGTGTGAATGCAAAACTTCGCGCTTCTGGCACGAGTGCAAGCACCAACTACACCTATCAGCAGATACAAGGTTTTACTACGACCGCTTCGACCAACGCTTACTCGGCACAAACATCAATCGCTGTTGGCTATTACGGGAACGGAACGCGGGAAGCAACAACGATCCGCATCATGGGGCCACAACTTGCACAAGCAACACAGTTCATTGTTGCTGGTGGAGGACTTGGTGGTGCATTGGTGCAGAACATTTATGGACATCACACAACTGCTACCGCGTATGACGGTCTCGAGTTGTTGCCGACAAGCGGAACAATGACGGGAACTTATGCCATTTATGCATACTCAAAGGCTCTGACATGACGCTAAAAATCAATGACAATGGTGTGGATCGGGATATGACGGCTGAGGAGTTGGCCGCGTATAAGGCTTGGGCTGATGTTGCTGCGGCTGAGGATGCTGTTCGGGCTGAGGCTAAGGAGGCTGCGGCTGCGGCTCGGTTGAGCGCGTTGGGCAAGTTGTCTGCGCTGGGTTTGACTGAGAGTGAGATTGCCGCGTTGGTCGGTCAATGATAGGTGTCGAGAACTAGGCGTTTCAGTAGGCTTGCGCTTCTTCTTCCTGCGTTAGCGTTCGCGTTCTTTCCTCAGTCTGCTCAGGCTGAGGTGTTGCCTGGGCTGGTGGTTACGGCCTATGAGATTCCTCCGTCGTATCCGGTGAGGGATGATGAGACGTATCCGGTGTGCAATATCTATGTCGAGTCGAATATCAATCAGGCTTGGGGTGGTGGGTCGGTTGGTGGGTGTCGTGCTGATTGGGTGATGTTGCATTATCAGGGGTTCATTCAGATTCCTGAGCATGAGTCGATTGAGTTCATGGTGGCCGCTGATGATGGTGGGACGGTTGAGATTGCTGGGGTGGAGGTTGGTACTTGGAATCTGAAGGGGTGTTCGTGGTCGCAGACCATAACGCTGTCCGTTATGCCAGGCGAGTATGCGTTGGATGGCTGGTTCTATGAGGCTGGTGGCAGCACATGCTTTATGCTGGCTTGGAGGATCGACGACGGGTATTGGGAGATAGTTCCAGCATGGGCATATACAACGGAATCCACCCCGACGACGACGACCTCTACTACTACTGTCCCCGAAACGACTGTCCCTGCCACCACCACTACTTCTACGATGCTTCAGGAAACCTCAACCAGTCAGCCGACCACAAAGACGACTGAACCTGAGCCGTCTATAACGAGCGTCGAGACGACTTCAACAGTTGCCGATACAACAACGTCAACAACACAAGCACCAGCACCTGTTTGGGTGCCTCCAGCAACCACAACAACGGAAGTAGCAACCACCACAACGACGACATCAGAACCTCCAACTGAAACAACTGTAACTACTGAGACAACTCAGCCTAGACCGTCAACGACCATCCCTCAAACGACGGTCGCTCAAACCAGCATCCCCACAACGAGCATCCCTGACACGACGAGCAGCTCGACGACGCTCGTCATGGATACGACGACGACCATGCCACCGATCCAGCCGAGCATGAGCAACCAGCAGATTCTCCAACAAGCCATCAATCCTTCCGTCGTGGAATCTCTCTCAACCAGCGAAGCCGAGATTCTATTCGCCGGACTGGACGAGGAATCCGTCACAGAAGATCAGGCAGCCCTCATCATCCAAGCCCTCGACGAAGCACCCGACGAAGTGAAACAAGCCTTCGAGGAGAACGTCAACGTGTTCTCAGGCCTCTGGTCGTCTTACAAGATGGTGGGTCAAACGATCAGCGTCGCCGAACGAGTGACGCTGGTAGCGGTTGCGAATACAATGGGAGCAGCAACGGCAGTCCTGCGTAGACGGAACGGCTAATGATACGCAGAATCATCAAAGAACTGTTAGCACTCGGGCTAACCATCGGCGCATCACTCATCACCCTCATCACCCTCTCCGGCGCAGTCCAAACCTGGGCGTTACTATTCACGTTCATCGGCTTCGCACTACACTTGTTGAACGTAGCAATAACCGATGAAGGAGGGGAAAGTGAACCAACCCCAAGTGAAGCAGAACCCGACCATCGCTAAGTTCCTCGACCTCCTCCAGCGACTCTTCTCGCTGTTCCTCGCCACAGCCCTCCCAGCCGTCACCACCGGTGCCGTCATCGGAGTCTCCGTCGCCAAGTCAGCGATCATGGCTGGTGCGATGGCTGTCATCGCAGTCGTCCAGAAGCTCGCCGCCGCCTCGGTCGATGGTGAACTGACCGCAGACGAAATAAAGGCATCGTTCCAGAAGTAACCCATGTCGAAGTACCCTGTCGTCCCCGTCAAACTTTGCTCATGCCTGAAAGGGGTGAAGCCTGGTGAACTACCAGCGAAACTCCTCCGAGGCATCGAAGGCAAAGGCAAACTCCACCATTGTGCGGCTGATGCATACGAGGCTATGGATGCTGCTGCTAACGCAGCAGGCATCGACCTCTCCCCAACCAGTCAAGCCGACACCTACCGCTCGTTGGAGACGCAAGAGTACGGGTTCTATCAGCGATACACCGACACCCCCAAGCCAGCCCTGATGAAGCAGAAGCCACGCATCTACAAAGGCAAGGCGTGGTATCTGAAGAAGGGGATGGCACCAATGGCTGTGCCAGGTACGTCGAACCACAACCTTGGGATCGCTATCGACATCAAAGATGCGTCCGGCAACCGTCTCGCCTGGTTGCTCGCCAACGAACACCTCTACGGCTTCAGCCACGAACTCGACTCAGAACCCTGGCACATCCGCTACGTCGCAGGCGACGCAACCCCTGACGCTGTGAAGGCTTGGAAGGCGACGCAGGTCTGAGATGGATTGGGGTGTCGTTCTCGCAGCGTTGCTCACAGCTGTCGGTGGAATCATCACCACCCTGCTGATGATGTCACGCAAAGAGAACCGTGACGACCATGCAAAAGTGATGGAAACCATCGACAGGATCGGTGGAAAACTGGACAGGCTGGACACTAAGTTAGGGGAACACATCGACTGGCATTTCAAGGAGGCCACAAATGGGGAAGTTCCTCGAAGAAATAAAGTCGTCCGT